GATTTAGTTCGTATCTAACTGGTCTTGCATCGCTGATTGTTGCCGCAACACCCAATTGACTGTACTCTCCTGTACCTATAGTAAAATCTGTAGTTGTAGGCCAAGTAACCACACTGCTTACATCACCTTCCACCACCAGTGTAAAAGTTTTACTATCACTTTCAAATTGTGTATCATTTGTTTTGAATGTTTTTATGCCAAAAGTAAATGTAGTTGTGGTTGCATTTAAATCTGGAATAGTTCCTGTTATCCAACCTGTTTCTGCATTTAGAGATAATCCAGTTGGCAAAGCACCACTAGTCAATGCAAAACTAATAGGATCACCATCAAAATCTCTGCCAATAATTTGTATGTTGTGATTGTTGTTGTGTGTGATTGTGCCTAAGTTTGCTGATGTCAACAGTACAGGTGTACGTTTGATGTGATCATCGGCACTGACTAAACTGTTTACTGTATTACTTTCAGCACTACTGTTGTTACTATCTGCTGTTATTAGATTTGTGTCTGCACTGAAAATATTTCTACTGACAACGTAAATTCTATATGCTTTGGTGTCACTGTTTTTTCCATCACTTACTCTTGCAGTGAATTCAAAATACTTGCTGTCACTTCTTGTGCCATAATCAAATGGATTTTGATCAAATGCTATCCCTGTTACATCATAACCTGCTTGACCATCTACTGCTACAAGTGGTTCAATATATCCACTGATCAATCCTGTGCTACTAATAGTTAATCCTGTAGGTAAAGCACCACTAATTATATCCCAGGTTAATACATCTTCTGGATCACTATCAGTTGCAGATAGTTGCACACTAACATAATCGCCGTCATTGTATGCTCCAAAGTCTGCGGCAGGAGTTGCACTAATTACTGGAGCATCTTGTCCTGTAACCGTAAGTTCAAACACTCTGTCAGCAACAATATTATCACTGCTGGTTGCTCTGACAACAAATCTACTGGTTACATCAGTAGCAATTTCTGTTGGAACTCCACTGATGTAACTAACGTTTCTTGGACTTCCTTCTACTATGCCTGTGGTTTTGATCTCTATACCGTCAGGCAGTGTACCACTCAAAAAAGTATATGATGTTGCATTGGTGGCTTCTAGTTGAAGTTGATAGAACTCGTTTTCTATAATTGTACCAATTTCGCCAGAGGGTGTTGTCCATACAGGTGCGGCCATAGTTTACTCCTACACTGTATTTATATGATTACCAAGTGCTGATTGCAACTCTCTTCCATATAGAACCACCATTATAATCAGCAGTGCAATAATATATATAATTTTGATCAACTGCTACATCACCTTTTTGGTCACCTGCGGCACCTACAGCACTGGCTGGAGTATATTCAGTTTCAATATGTAATCTGTCATCATTAATAACAACTCTACCAGTACCATTTGGATCTATGATAATATCCTCATTGGTACGTGTACCATTTATGTTATTATTACCGATTGTTATACCTGCAGTGCTGAGTGTTGCTACAGTTATTCCATCAGTTGTGGTTGCACCTGCAGATGTTATATTTGCTAAAGTTCTACCATCAACATATGCTTTTGTGGCGGCATCTTGATCTCCTACAGGATCAGCAACACTTGTAACCCTGTTACTACTAAAATCAATAGTTTGTAATGAATCTACAACTAATCCTGCTTGTATTAAAATATTACCTGTACCATGTGCATCTAATATTAGATCTTGATTAGTATTAAAATTTTGTATAGTGTTGTTTTCAATCTCAATATTATCAGTAGTCAGTTTTCCATTTATAGTTGTTACACCAGTTACGGTTAAATTACCACTGACTGTTCCATTACCACTGATTGTAGCATTTCCGCTGGTGTTTATTGTGTTGCTGTATATGTCTTTCCAACGTAGACTACTACTTCCAATATCATTTGTGTTGCCTGCACTAGGTACAAGACTGCTGTCAAATCTACCTGTGACTGTGATTGTGTCTGCACTAGTATCACCTAAATCTATACTTCCAGTTGCATTAAGCAATCCTTGTACAGTCAATGCACCACTGTAAGTTCCACTGTTTGAAGTTGTAACACCACTGACTGTAAGTGTTGTTAAATTTAAACTTGTAGCAGTTAAACTACTACTAAGATTGGTTATTCCAGTAACAGTTAAGTTTCCACTTACAACAACATTTCCACTTGCTGTTAAATTATCACCACTGATGTCACCAATAAATTCACTTGCTCCACGCACTAGTAAATCATTTGTAACATCAACTTTTCCTACGCCATTAGGAGTTAAAATTAAATTTTGGTTACTGTTATCAGTACTAATAACATTATCAGTAAATTTGATTGCACTTAGGGTGTCTCCACCAACTTCTGCATATAGTTCTGTAAAGTTGCTGTTTACTTTTTCAAACGCAGTTCTTAATAAATCTCCCGTACCGTCATCTCTATTAGTACCAATGTTAATTGTTTGTTTTGCCACTGGTTATCTCCTTAAGACTTATCGTAAAACGGTATTATTCTTGGTGTGCCACTTATTTGTATCTCAATGTATCCTGTTGGTTGTGCTGGTAAAGCCGCGGCACTACCTGCTGACCCTACAGTTGTTTGTGTAGGTATTTGTAAATTTAATGTTCCTGTTCCACTTGGAGCCAAATTTATATTTTGGTTACTGTTTTGAGAACTGATAGTATTGGCCGCTATTTGTATATCTTCAATAGTTGCTATGTTTGTTGTTGCATCATATGTAAGTTCGTTACTAAACTGCACATCACCGTCTGCATCAACAAATGCTATACCATTATCTGTGTGATCAGTAAAACGTAGTTCACTTGCAGTTGCTACAACTACTCTTCCTGTGCCATTTGGATCTAATGTAATATTTCCATTAGTATTTGTACTTTGAATACTGTTACCACTTATTTGAACATTGTTGCTCGAACCCGCTCCAGTAACACTGTACAATTCATTAAAGTTGTCATTAATTTTATCAAAGGCAGTACGTAACGGATCACCAGTTCCATCATTAGCACTACTACCTAAGTTTACGGTTTGTTTTGCCATTCTTTATATCCTATTGTAAATAATTTATAATGTATTTATAATTGGAGTTAAGTAAGCCGTGTGCTAAATATTTTCATGCTGATAGGCACTAGAAAACAAAAAAACACACATACTAGAACAAGAAAAGGTTCGACTGAACAAGTGGTCACACACAGTAAAATTTACATATTACAGTGTGATTGTTGTAGTAAAATATTTGAGAGAACAAGTAAACAGTATCAGGGCGGAAACACTCATGTGTGTTGTGAGCAGAAAAGTTTTGCTGGAAAAGTCAGTCGATACAGTAAAATAGACGCCAGTAATACAACTATTACTCTTTAGTTACCCACATACCAAATAAACTGTATCTGCTTACATTAGCAGGAACTTTTTCAACAGAGGGATGTAAAAGTCTATTTTGTGTTTGATTTAAAAAATATCCTGTGTTTGGAACAAATGGGCAAGTATGATGTTCACGGTCATTTAGTTTAAACATTGTTCCTGGATTTTCTGTACTACCTGCTAGATAAATTTGCATAGTTGCCATTAGTATAGGATTATCACTGTGCCAATCGCAAAGATAGTTTTTATGATTTTGCCATAACACTATTCCATGAAACTTTACTGGTTTTTCTAGTATTGCTTGAACTTGTGGTGTAATGTTTTCTACTGCACAGTGTAATTCTTCTACTACAGTGTCATTGTGCCAACTGATTTTATGTCTTGGCACATCCATTTCAACACCATGTTCTATTGTTTCTAGTTGCCAAGGTTTATTTGGTGTGTTTAAAATATAATCATTAATTTTTGTGATAACTGATCTTGGAAATACACTTGATAGCACACTAAGATCTGGTGTTATTTGTTGTCTTGATTCTAATGCACCTAATAGGTTACTTGTAGCATCATTAATTATTGTTTGTTCAATCATAAAAATATTTACCTAGATCTTTTGTGATACATTTCATTTTATCATTTCTGTTGTTGGTTCCATGTTAATAACTCTGTGCCAATCTCCACATCAAATATTCTTTGCTTTCAATTGGTTCATACTTATCAGGTCCACTAGTTAGATTTTTTACAATAGTGCCTGGACTAGGGTCTACAAAGTGTGGCATACTGTATCTTGGCAAGTGAATATGACTGTTAACTACTCTGTGTTTTGTACTTACAAAATAATCATTTGTCCAACGTTGTAGTAAATCTCCAATGTTAACTACTACTCCATCTAAGTCACCATATGGTACAGGATGCCATTCACCATTGAGATCTTGTACCTCCAGTCCTGGCACATCTGTAATTTGCCACAGTAGTGTGATAGTTCCATAATCACTGTGTTCTCCTATCCTCATTTGCCTATCTTCAAGTGTTCCTTCATAAGCAGGATAATGAATAATTCTTGTTGTGTTGTACATTTCTTGATGACTATCTACTAATGTAGTTCCACTGCTTAATATAGTATCAAACTTTTTTAGTATGTCTAATGTTAATCTATCAGCAATTTTTACTGTTTCTAATGCTTTGTATTGGAAACCTGGTACCCATCCGTGTGGCCATAGTTTATCAGGCATTCTTGTATCATTAAAGTTAAAACTTTCTTTCATGTCTTTAGGAGCAGTTGGGTCTACATTTTCTGCACCCATGATACTGTATCCTAAATTATTTTCTGTTTGATAACTGTATAGTTTTTTAGTTTCTAATGATAAATCAAAAAACTGTTTCATTGCTACAAACCAGTAATTTAGTGTTGTTCTTTCTTTTACTGATAAACAATTTTTAAAGACAGCGAAGCCTACAGTGGTGTAGGCTTCTTCTATGTGTTTTAGATGATTTGGATCATCAAAGTCTATTATTGGTATAGACATTTACTTTCCTCCAGGAACCTTTGCATCAATACCTTCAACATAATACATCATGCTGTTGAGGTGTGCGTCATCTGCAATTTCTCCAGCCTTTAACTGAATTTTTCCTGTGTTATCTTTGATAGGACCAGTAAATGCAAAATATTTTCCATTCCTAATACTGTCTTTGATTTTTTGGGCGAATGCTTTT